GTGATGAGCGCGCCGATTTCAGCCAGGCACTTTTCAGCGAGGGCGTTGGCGGCGGTCGGGACGAAGGCGTTCGAGAGGAACTGAGCGCCATACATCTTGACGTCGAGGGGCGAGAAGCGGCTCGACACCTTGAAGTGCTTGAGGGTGACGTTGGCGGCGGTGATCGTCGCGTCGTCCTGGGTGAGGTAGCCGCCGGTCGAGAACTCGGTGGCGGTGGAGGTGCCGATCAGCGGAACCTGGACCGTCTTGCCGGCGCCGGATTCGGCAGCGGTGAAGACGGACGAGAAGGCGCGGAGGGCCGGGAGCTTGCCCTTGAGGGAAGCGATGACGCTTTCAGCGAGGATGCTGGGAGCGGCGACGATGGAGTTAGCCATGATGTGTTATGATTGGGTGAGGGTTAAGGGGAAATTAGATGCAGGCCTTGATGATGGCGTTGCGGTGAGCGGCGAAGTATTCGTTGCGCTCTTTGCTGCCGACGGGCAGGGACATGAAGGTGGCGAGGTGGTCGACGGCTTCGGCGGTGGGCTTGCCATCCGCGGGGCTGAGTTCGACCGGGGACACGCCGACAGAGGCCACGATCTTGGCGGCTTCCTTGGAGGCGCTGACCTTGCTGGCTTCGTGCTCGGCGACGAGGGCCTTGAAGGACTCGGACTCCTTGACGGCCACTTCGAGGGCGGCGGTCAGCTCGGCGAGCTTGGCGTCCTTGGACGCGGCTTCGACCTTGAGGCTTTCGAGTTCGGCAGAGACGCCGACCGTCATCTTCTCGACAGTGGTGCGGAGGTCGTCGCGCTCGGCGGTAAGGCCAGAGACAGCGGCGGTGGCGGCGAGGAGTTGCTCTTCGATGGTCATCTTAGATTTGCGGTTAATGGAATTAGAACGAACGCAGGGCGTCGTTGAAAGAGTCAGCCAAGCCCGTCACCAAGCCCTGGGCGGCGGCTTGCTTGCCGGAGAAGACCTGGCCTTCCATGGCCTCGGCCTTCACCATCTTGCGCTTCATGTTCACGGCTTCCTTGAACTCGGCGTGGATCGTGTCGACGCCCTCTTGGAGGTTGCCGAGCTGGCCTTCGTCGAGGGACGTGCCTTCGATGCCAGCGCCCTTGAACTTGCCGGACTTGATGACGACCATCTTGATGCCGGCCATCTTGGCGGCTTCGGAGTAATCAGGAATGGCCATGTAGACTCCGATGGAGCCGACGGTGCTGGAGGGGCTGGCGACGACGCGGTCGGCAGCGGAGCCAATCCAATAGGCGGCGGACGCCATCTCGGAGTCGGTGTAGGCGAGGGTAGGCTTGCCGAAGGAGCGGACCTTGTTGGCGAGCTCTTCGACGCCGGTGACCGTGCCACCAGGGGAAGAGATTTGCAGGGCGACCTTCTCGACATCGGGGCTGGCGGCGAACGCGTCCAGAGCCTCGGAGATTTCGTTCACGTCCACGGCGCCCATCATCTTCTCGAGCGGGGACAGGCCCTTGCCGATTACGCCGACGACCGGGATGATGCCGATGCCGTCGACGACGTAGGGCTTGGGGGCCACGCCGAAGAGCTGCGCGAGCATATCAGTGAAGCCGAACTTCTCGGCGAGGACCGCGTGGTCTTTCGCCTTGGTCGGGTCGATGAGGAGGGGCTCGCGGCCCGACAGTCCGTTGGTAAGGAAACGCATGGTCTTAGGAATTGGGTTGGTCGAGCTCTTCGGGCTCTTCTTGGTCAGCGGGTTCGTCCTCCATCTCGGGGGACTCGGGGCCTTCCATGACATCGCCGCTGATCGTGCCGACTGGGGTGTTGGACGGACGGAACAGGAGTTCAAACGGGATGCCGTATTGTTCGGCCAAGTCCTTGATGTGGACCATATCGGAGGCCCGCTTGGCCATCTCGGTGCGGAAGTCTAGGCCGCGCTGGGCGTAGAGTTCGGACATGGAAAGCAGACCCATCTCGACGTCGGCACGGTCGTTCGCGGCTTCGCGGCCAGCGTCGACGGTGACGGACTTCGGGGTTGTCCAGGATACGCGGTTCCAGTCCGGGTCGTCGGGCAGTTCGCCGGCGGCGATGCCTTGGCCGATGATGTAACCCCACGTCGGGACGCAGAAGTTCTCGATCATGATGGTCTGATACTTCGAGAAGACGCGGCCAGCCTTGGCGGTGATGAGGCGGACGGTGGCGCCGCCGAGCTTGGAGGAGTCGCCGACGAACTCGTAAGGCAGGACGCCTTGGGAAATATCCCGCTCGAGAGCCGCAAGAAACCCGGAAAAAGTCGCGTTGGGGCGGGCTGACTGGAAACTCGTCATGGATTCGCCGGGTTCTAGAACAATCAGTTTTCCTCCCATCGTGTTGGCGAGGTTGGAGTAGGAAGAGCCGCTTGTGTTGCCCAGTTCTCCAGCCATGTCTGAGTCGAGGACGCCACCAGCCTTGGTGATTACACGATTTACGTCACCGTTGTCCTTACACGCCTGTTTCTCCAGCGCTAGGAGTTCCATTTCATCCTGGATCGTGTTGACCGAATGTTGAAGCAGGGGGACGCCACGGGCGCCGGACGCGTACTCCTGGTCGACCACCATCATCATCGACTGGGCGAGGATCTGGCGGGACGAGCCGTCGGAGCGGTAGATGTTTACGGCGATGTATTCGCCATACGGACCGAACTGGATGCCGTCGTGCATACCCTCGGGCACCTTGCCTTCGAGAGGGTCGCCGACGCGGTGGGCTTCCATCAGCTGGAGTTTCGCTTCACCGGCGCCGTTACGCACCTTGGCGGCGAACGAGTCACCGTCGCGGATCATGCCGCGCAGCAAGATGGACTGAGCCTGGTAGAACGAGAAGCGGTTCGTGATGTCGATGCGCTTGGCCTTCTCGGCGAAGTAAGCCTCATAGCGTTCCTGCATCTCAGGGGTCGACGCGTGGCTCTGGGGCTTGATGCCATCGCCCACGGTGTAGAGGCAGATGTCCGCCAGAATCTGTTTGAACAGGCCGGAGTTGCGCTCGGCCCAGCGGCACTTGCGTACCATCGTCAGACGGTCGTAAGGCGTCAGGTCGCGGCGAAGGTCGCGCGGTTCGGCGCCGTAGGCCGCACGGCGGGCACGCGTCACGCCGATGCTCTGCCAATCGCCGTAGGAAGCCTGCGGCTGCGGGGCGGTCGGGGCAGGCGTCACCGGCTTGGGACGCAGGCTGACGGTCTTAATCTTCTTGCGGATGGCCATGGAAATTAGTCCTGACGGTTCTGCCAGTCGGTCGAGATAATCGTGCGACGAGCGCCGTAGGTGGCAGGGTCCAGCCTCGACAGGGCGAACAGAGCCTCGCTCAACATTTCTTTGGCCGGTAGAACCATCTGGCGGCTGGCGCTCGAACCGCTGTCACTGTAACTCATGAGGGTCTTCCCCTCAGTAATTAGGGCGACAGCCTTCTCCTTGATCGCAAGGAGTTCGCATTCAGTGAGGCCGATGAATAGTCCTTGAGCCATTTAAACTTGCCGAGAATGGAAGCCCGAGAGGGGGTACGCCGCCCAGCCCACGCCATGAGTCTCTTCCTCCCACGACACTAAACGGCGTACCCTTGCATATAGCGTGCCAAGGGTCATGACGGTTGCAAGTCGGTTTCGGCAGTTTCCCGTCCGGCGATGCCCCAGCGCACGGCGGCCAGCAGGGCTAGGATTTCGCAGTCCATGGCGTGGTTGTCCTTCTTGCCCTGGGGAAGTATCCACATGGGCTTGCCGGTGCGCTTGTCCTTTACGCGGACTTCGGCGCTCAACTGAGAAGCATACTCCTCGGTTGCGTCGATGGCATAGGTCCAGACGCGGCGAGCCCGCAGGCCGTGCAGGAGGTCTTTGCCGGCGGTGGCCGAGTGGACGATCAGGATGGCCCGCTGCGGGATGCCAGGGACGACGATGGACTGCTTCTCGGAATAGAAGCGGCGGGTCGTGTTGCCGGACTTGTCGGTGACGGCGAAGTCGTCGGAGCCTGAGCCCTTGGCCGTCTTCCAATTCCGCTTGGCCGTCTCGCGGTAGACCTCGGTCGTATTGTCGCCGGAGTCGACGAGCACCATGGCATGATGGACGCCGTGCTGTTTGGCGAAGGCTTCGACGTTGCCCCATGAGTCGATGCGGGCGAACGCCATCAGACGGCTATGCCCGGTCTTGGCCCATCGGCGGACCGTCACCCAGAAGTGGCCACGTTGGACGTCGACCCCCATCGTGCGGAAAGGGATACTCCCGGGCACGGCGTCCTTCTGCTCGACGACGCGGGCCTTCGGGGTGATCGCGGCCTCTGCGTCCCAAGGGTCGGCCATCTTGTAGTTGGCGGCCTCAGCCAGCGCCACCATCTCGCCGCCCTCTTCGCTCCAGGGCATGGCCAGACGCTTCTGCTTGAAGATGCGCCGCGGTTCCTCGTCGCCGTATTGGTCGACAGACTCCTTGGCCTTGAGCATCAGCACGCCCAGTTCGCCCCAGCTCATCGTCGCTAGGCTGTTCCAATGCAGGCCGATGTGCCCGGAGTTTGCGGCGACCGATGTGGCTACAAAGGTGCCACGCGCGTTAGCCTCAATGCGGCTGGCGTTCGTGTCGGGCAGGAGCGTGCGGCAGGCAGCGCACTCGTAGGTCGTGCCGACGCTGACCTTGTGCAAGTCCCACGTGCCGGTGGCCTTGGCATCCTCGGGGAACCTGATCTGTTCCCAGACCCACGGCTGAAGGTGGTCGCACTTCGGGCACCTCATGTTCCAATCACGCTGGTCGGTCGTCTCGTGCAGCTGATGGAACTCCTGCCCAGCCCTTCCGCCCTGGGATAGGAAGATGCGTTTGCCCATCCATCCGAACGCCGTCACGCGCGCGCTCAGTTCGGCCAAGTGTCCGGGAGGAGCCATCCAGCACTCGTCGGCGATGGTGTAACGCAGGGACAGGCGCTGAAGGTTGGCCTCGTTCCAGATGCCGCGGCAGTAAAGCGTCATGCGGTCGAAGTCCGCCGTGGTCGAGCGGTCGAGGTCGTCGCCCGAAAGACGCGCCTTCACCGGCGGGCAGTTGTTCCAGACCGGGCGGAGATAACGCAAGGCGAAGTCCTTGGCCTCGGGGTCAGTGGCCTGAAGCACCATCGTCGGCCCAGGAGCGTTGGCGATGATGTGGCAAGTAAGCAGGCGGGCAAAGAGGGACTTGCCCGACTGGATGCTGGCGAGGACGGTGAGGAGTTTGGTCTCGGGATCGGCGGCGATGCGTAGGGCCTCGGCGACCCACGGCGTGCGCTCGGAGCGGAACGGCCCGGGCATCGGCGAGTCAGGGATGGCGTGGACGTTGGACTCGAGCCACTCGACCACGTCGCCCGAGTCGGACGGACGCAGCACGTCACGGCCTACGCGGAGCAAGTCGGCCTTATTCATCGGTGGATAGGTCGGCCTTCACGCGGCGCACCCAAGCCTCCAGAACTTTTACGGCCTTCGCCGGGTTCTCGGGGTTACATCCTTCTGCCACATCGAGGGCGAGCTTGTCGAGTCGGTTGACGATGCCGGCGGTCATGTCGCGCATGGCCTCGGTGGCCTCCTTCGCGGAGATGAAGTCCTTCGTGAGGATGAGCCGACGCTCCTGCTCTTCCTCGAGGGCGACGAGCGTTTTCAGTGAAGCGTTATAACTCGACTGGTACTTCCCCTGGTTCGGGTCGCCCCCTTCCATCGCGGCCTGCCAGACGCCACGCGCCCGACTGACCAAGGTCCGATGTTCGCTGATCGTGTCAGCCAGGGAGCCGTCGTCGAGCTGCGCCGGTGCGGCCTTCGGTGCCGCGGCCCGCTGCACGTTCGCCCGGGCTTCCCGCCACGCCTGAGCCGCGTCGATGCTGTCGGTCGGCATGCCTTCGCGTCGAAGGACTGAGATGCGTTGAGCGGTGACGCCGAGCGCCAAACCCAGTTCTGAGTTGGTTAGAGCCATGGTTTGTTAAACGGCCTGTTTCCTCTCTGTGACCCCACGAAAAACCTTCGTGGTGTCGGGCCACGCGTGACGTAGGGGGGGGTCTAGGAGACTCCTTAGAGGGGGTATATGGGCCGTTTTCATCGCTTGGGCGTGGCAGGGGGCAGGGGACTAGGCGCCTTATTCTTGCCGCGTCTGGCATTCACATGAGGAAACAGACCGCACGCGTCGGAGTTCACCGTGCGTTGGATCTCCTTAGCCCTGGCACGCATCCAGAAGTGAGAGCGGCCATACATCTTACCGATGAGTCGAGACGACAGACACCCGGGCAGACTCAGCGCCCAGCGGATGAGCTCGACGTGTCGACGAAAGGCGAAGTTATCCGTGCAGGCCAACGCATCCATGAAGCCCTTGAGCATCACGCCCACATGATCGCGAGAGATGAACGCATCGACCTCCTCGCGTCTGCCGATGTCGGTCGGGTTGAATGCCCAGTCAGGATGATTGGCATCGATGTTGAAGACGTGCCGAGGTTGCGCCATCTCAGCGTAAGGCAGCACGCCGTTCTCTCGCATCTTCTCCTGGACCTTCTTCGGCTGGGCAAAGAACCAAGCGTCAAACGACTTGG